TGACATCCCCGGTATGCGCCGGTTCTTGCGCCGCCTGGAGCACGCCGGTCAATCCCGTGGTCGGCAGCGACGTTGCCGCGATGGTTCCGGTGCCTGACGTGGTCAACGTGGCTCCGGTGCCTACCGTCATAGTTGCGGCGGTGTTGGTGCCGGTCGTGATCGCACTGAACGCGGGCGAGCCCGCGGAGCCGTTCGACGCGGCAGTAATGACACCGTCCGCCGCGACGGTAATGTTGGCGTTCGTGTAGGACCCGGCCGCTACCCCCGAAGACGGTAGGTCGACGTTGACGACCGGCCCGCTCGGGTTGGTGACGGTGACCGTGCCACCCGTGCTCGTGACGGTGGTTACGGTACCGCCGCCACCTCCGCCACCTCCGCCCGACGCGGCGCGCAGGCTCACGAGCCCTGCCCCGGAGTGAACTCGAACCCGGTCGCGGAGCTGGCGATGAACCAAGAGTCGCACGGGATCTCAAACGTCTCTACCGTGCCGCCCAGCATGGTGATGGTGTTCGGCGTGCCGGCGGAGACGGGCGCCGTGCCGGCGAGCGCGGTCGCGGCCGCGGACGTGCGCCCCCACGAGAAGCGCTGGACCGACGTAGCCAGGTTGATGACGCGGAACATGTACACGCCGCCGGCGTTCTGCGTCGCGACCTGCACCGCGGTGTTGGTCACGAGCGCGGTGGGCCCGGTCGGCTTGAAAACTGTGTCTATCGACATTTTACTTTCCTTCCGCCCACTCATCCATCTCGCGCTTGTGGTCAGCGCGCTGCTCCTTCGAGCGCCTGCCCTTGCGCTTGGCTTCGTCGGCGTGCATGAACTCTTTGCCCACGGCGACCGACGGGCCGCCCCCGCCCGGCTTCTTCCATCCATGTGCCGCGGCGCGCATCAGGCGCGCCTGGGCGGGGGACTTGCTGGGCATCAGAGCTTCGAAACGTCGCTCTTCACGACGGCCGCGGCCTCTTTCACTACCGCGACGTCGGCCTTGGCCTTCTCCATGTCGCTCGCGAACGTGATGGCTCGCTTGCTCTGGTAGAGCTGGTACGCGGCATACGCCGCCAAGATGATGCCCCCGCCAATTACGATGTGGATGATGCTCATGTCAGCGCTCCGTCAGTGCCTTGTCGCCGTCTTTGTCGCCGCGGTTGTGCACGGCGTCCTGGTAGATGCTGCGCGCGGCGCGGTTCAGCTCGTTCTCGCCGCCGGAGTCGTTGACGTCCGAGTGCGTGAGCAAGGTCTTCTCGGCCATGCCCTTGCGCGAGGCGCCGTGGGTGCCCTCGACGCCGGCCCGGCGGCCTTCCAGATACTCTTCGCCTTTCATGATGGCGCGTTCTTTCTTCATGAGATGTCCTCTTGTGATTGGTCGCGTTACTGAACGCGGGTGAACGTGACGGTCGTGGGGCTGGTAACCGTCACGACGTACCGGGTCGCCACGGGCGCGTTGGGGGCGCCCAAAGCTATTTGCGATGCGGTCATGCCGGCGTTCTGCGACGCCAGCGTAACGCCGGACCCCGCCGCGAACACGCTGTTCGCGGTGGTGCCCTGGTTCGAGATCGTGAGGGTCCACGACAGGTTGAACAGGTTCGGTAGCCCGGCCGTCGGCGGGTTGACGCCGGCCGCGAACGCGCCGAGCCCCTGCTTGTACGCCGTCGCCACCGCGTTGTTGAGCGCGGCGATGATGTTGACCGCCGTGTCCGTGGTGTAGGTCTGCGCCGCGCCGGCGCCGTTGCCGACCGCGATGTCGACCTCCAGCGCGCCGACGAGCTGCGCGCCGGTCAGGGTGGCGGTCGCCGTCGGGCCAGCTACCGCGAGCGCGGCGGGCAGGATGTGGATCGCGTTGTAGAAATCGTCCGTGAAGACGCCCTTAAATGCCATGAGAGTACCCTCGTGCGCTCGCGCGCTGTGTCAAACGCCGCCGGAGGCGGATTATCAGCCGACCTTGGGCGCGCTGGGCACGCTCAGGTCGGAAGTAGATTGGTACACCAGCTGCCCCGCGGACATCGCCGCCATCACAGACTGGCTCGGCGCCGCGTTCAGCGCGTTCGCCGGGTGAGCTCCCTGCGCCAGCGTGTGCCCGAGAATTTCAGGCGACGCTGTAGGGTACTGGTCCCCGCCGCTCGTCCCCCACGTGTCGCCGCCGGTGCCGCCGCGCATGGGGGCGCCGGTGGATACGGTGATGATCACGTTGGCGCCCAGCGGGAACGGGACCGGGCCGGGGTTATGCGCCGAGATGACGCCGGCCGGGACCGTGCTCGACGACTGGTAGATCGGCGTCGCAGAAAATCCCGCGGCGTTCAGCGTCGCGGTGCCTACCGCCTGCGTCATCCCCACAACGTTCGGTATCGTCGCCAGGTACCCAAGCGTCACGATGTTGGATCCGGCGCTGACGTCCGCGCCGGGCGCGCCCGCGAACACTTGGTAGCTGTACGAGCCGGGCGCAGGCATCGTGTCCGCGTACGCTGTCGCGCCGCCGGTGACGGTCGCTATCGATGCCCCGTTGCGTTGGAGGTCGTACGACGTGGCGAGCGTGCCGGCGCTTGAGAACGGTGCGGTCGGCGGGGTGAAATTGGCAGTGTAGACGGTGTAGTTGCTGATCCGAACTTCGTCAAAACTTACGCCATCATTACAGACGTTGCCGGCTTGAAACCCATACGCCGTGTCGTAATAGCTGCCAAAAACTGCGTACCCTGCCCAGCTTGCGTAAGGGCCTACATACCCGCCAGTTGCGGTTGTAGCTGGCGTCCACCCGCTTCCGATACCGTCGATGAACAATTGGTATTGGTCACACCCACTGCCACTTGGTTGCTTGACCATGGCGAAATGATGCCATGCGCCGCTGGTGACACCCGTAATCTCGGGGTACCGCCCCCCACCTGATGTTTGCCCGTAAATTTTGAATTGTACGTCGCCCGTAGTGGGAAACGTTCCGCTGCCGGCAGACCCTAGTGTGACTCCTGTAAAACTGCCGCCCTCGTTGTAGACTCCAAAAGAAGCAAAGAACTGAACGAACCCGCCTATAGCGGTAATTTTGATCCAGCCTTCAATCGTCCATGACGGTACGCTGGTCAAGTCGATGGGGTTGCCGGTTACGATCGGAGTGTGCAGGCACGTGATCGCAGCACTACTTGGGCAACTTAAATCGCCCGCCCCAAACTTTGGTGCCGACGTGTCAAATACCGCGCCCGCCGCTGCGGTCATGGTCAGATTGTTCGGCGACGAGTCCGCAAACGCGGACGTGTCCATGTGCAAAAGCAGGACGGGCGAGCCGTTGATCAGCGACTGCTGACCGTTCGGGTTGTTGAGCGAAACGACCGACCAGCCTCCGATCTTCTCCGGGTTGCCTTTGTGCCAGCGCACGCGGTTCGATGCCTGCCACCGGCCCGCGAGGTCTCGCCCTGGCGCATTCGATGCCACCCCCGGCTGGAACACCATGTTGGTGAAATCGCTTGCTCGCGGATTTTGGGGCGGATTGCTGGTGACGTACCCCTGGATTTGATTGGCCGGCGTGCTCATGAAACGAGGCCCAGCACGCTACCGCCAACCGTAGGAGCGGAGGCTCCTTGCAGTTCGATCGCTTTTCCGGCTGTGCCGCCGGCCCCTCCTGGAATTGAAAATCCTGAGTTGTAAGTTGAATTTGTGCCAGCCGTGCCGGCCGATCCATATCCACCCCCAGCCCCGCCCACAGCGCCTCCTGCGCCGTTGTTATTGCCAGCGCCACCAGCGCCTGAAACACCACCCAACCCAGCGGCAGAATCGCTGCCAGAAGCACCAAAACCTGAAGTTTGATAACTTTGGTTGGCCGCGTTGCCTCCTGAACCGCCAAACGCACCGCCAGCACCTGCGCCACCGCCGCCGCCGTTTCCGTTGCATGACGCGCTTGTGACGATAGAAGCGCCGCCACCGCCGCCGCCGCCGCCGCCGCCCCATATTTTTCCGTTGGTGTTCGTAACATTAAACGTATGCGATAACCCTGGACCTAAAATCGCATTGCCGCCATTGTGTCCTGCGCTGGCGTAAAGAACTGTTTGATAGGTGGCACCACCACCACTTGAAGCACCAGCGCCATTGCCACCGCGTCCACCAGCTCCAGCAATCAGCCCGTTATTGATAAGGTTGATCGTGGAACCGGACGGCAATCCCGACAAGTCCATGGCAGGAGTCAACGGATTGGAAGCAACTACTTGGACGCCTTGATTTACAGTCACGGTGACAGTTACGGCTCCTGACAAACTGCCAAGAAGCGGCGCAAGTTTCCAATCTGTGACGTTTGCGGCAACGGTCAACGGATATTGCGCACCGGCTGCGCTTGCAATTCCGCCAAACACTCGAACGCACCATTTTCCAAGAGTGGCGTCGTATTTCAACAAAAATTGGTCAAGCGTCCCGCCAAGTGCCGACAAGGTGGGTTGCGCGCCGCCTTCAAACAGGAAGATCGAATTCCAGGTGAGGGTCCGGCCGCCGGTGCCGTCCTGGATCACAGACAGGTCAATCTCGGAGCCGTCCTGCGCGTTGGCGGGGACGCCCATCGAGTAATTGCCGGTCAGGGTGATGCGCTGAGAATCGCCCTGCGTCGGATCCAGCGTGATCGTCGAGCCCACCGGCAGGGTCAGGGTGGTGTAGGGGTGGACGTTGGTGACGCCCGTGAACACGTTTTGGACCACGGTGTTGGCCGCAATTTCGGTCGCGGTGCGCGTCACCCTGGCAAAGTTCGTGGCCGCAAGGCCGCCTAAGGTGGTGGCCGAAGCGGTGTCGACGTCCCAGCAATTGGCGCCATCGCACCAGATGAGGCGCTTCTCTCCGGCCGCGACGTTGACCGTGTTGGTGCTGCCGGAGCCGTAGGTGAACGTCAGCATCTGGCCGGTGTTGTAGTTGTCGACCAAGTAGAACTTTGAATTGACGGTCGAGGGCATGGTCACCGTCACCGTGCCGGCGGGCGTGCCCGAAAACTGAATGCAGAAATACCGCGAGACCGTGTCCGAACCGTTCGACATGGCCGGCATGCTGTAGGAGGTCGTCGAACCGATCGCGACGATTGCCGAGCCCGCCACGGCGTTGTCGACCAGCTGGAACGTGTCCGAATTGAGGACCGCTCCCCAGGTGTTGTTGTAGGCGCCGGTCTGCGGCAGGCGCAATTTGAGATTCGTCGTAAACGTGTCGCTCATGGCTTATTCCTGGACCGTCGATGCGGTTGCTTTTGCGGGACTGTAGTCGCCCTGGCGGATCTGATTTCGAAGCTCCACTCGAGCAATCTGCAATTTGGCGTCGTACTGCCCCTGAATGTCCGAGAACCGGTCGTCAGCTTTGAGGTAGTTCTCCGCTTCCATGAGCGAGGCGTGAAACAGGAGGTCGCCGCACCAGTTCCCCAGCCACGTCGAGCCCGCGGCGACGATCGACTGCGGACGCTGCACGAAATGCACGACCACCTGATAGGTCTGGTCGGAGGCCGGCGCCATCTGCCACTGCGTGGCGTTCAATTCGGCGTAGTAGCGCGGTCGCGCGGTCACCGCGGGGTCAAACTCGAAGTTGTCGATGAAATCCTTGCTGCGCTTGTAGACCGGGAACGATTGCCCCAAAGCTGCAGCCGCCACCGCCGCGGTGCCAACTTCCAAGGTCTGCGCGGTCGAACCGTTTTGCACGGTGACCGAGGTGATGCGCGACCAGCGGATGATGCCCTGAACCGGCGTGTTGGCGACCGTCACCAGCGTCTCGGACGCTAGGTTGCTGTTCTGATCGAGGCCCGAAACGACGACCGTGATGCCGCCCGCGCTGTTGGCGGTTTCGGTCACGGTCGCTTGCGCCGGAATTCCCGGGCTGTAGGGAGAAGCGGTGAGGGTGAGCGCCGTCTGATTGACGTAGGTGGCTTGCGATGCCGCGACCGCCGCAGGCGCCGCCGCTTGGCTGTTGGTGCCCGTGACCAGAGCCAAACGAATGGAGCGAACCACGATCAGGTTGGTGGGTTTCGACACCAGCACCGTCCCGGTGGTGATCTGCGCCGAGGTGTCGATGGGGTCGAATATCTCAAGGTTCAAATCCCGCACCAGCTTGAGTTCGGCCAGTTCCACGAACCTAGGGATGTTCGCCACGTAATTGGTGCCCGAGTTGACCGGCCAATCTTGAAGCGCCTGCTGCAACTGCGTGTAGGTGAATCCGATCATGTCAATGCACCGTGATGGGGTAGGTCACCCCGACAACCAAATAGGGATAAGTGGGACCGTTCAAATTGATATGCCATTCGGTTATGCCATTCGATACGGTGGGCGTCGCTTGCGTGCTGTTGAAATTCCACACCACGTTGTTGCTGTCGGTAAAGCTGATGCTCCACGCCGTGTTGGTTGGTGCTCCCAACAGGCCCAGCAAAAAGAACGCGATGCCGCTCGTGTCGACAACGAAAAACAGATAGATCGGGTAGGTCGCTATTGCGCCGGTACTTGGGTGAAGTGCACCGCCGGGATTGAAAACCGGGCTGGATGTGCTGACGTAGCCTATGTAAAAGTTATCGGTTGCAGCCGTAATCGACAAACCCACCGGGATCTGGAACGTGATGACGTTGCTCGGCAGTGGAGAGTCAAGGTTCATCGTTCACCAAAAGCGCATCGACGCGGTACTGATACCAAATGCCGGCCGTGACGGTCGTGTCGACGTAAGCCAGGGTTTGCGAATACACCCCACCGTTGTTGTGGACCGGGTTTCCTTCCTCGACCAGCAACGCCAAACCGCCTGGCTGATCCGACCAATAGAGCACCGGAAAAGTCGCCAGCACCACGAATGGGGTGTACGTGATGCCATCGGTGCTTGCCGCGCGATTGACCGCGTAGGCATCCACTCGAGGTCCGGCTTTGAGGTCCACCGTGGTCCACGTGAGCGAGGGATACCCGCCGACCAAAGCGCCGGAAAGCACCGGAGCGCCAGGGGGATCTTCCGGGGCCGGCTTCCACAGGGCTACCGGGTCGGTGACGTCTTGCAGGAACTCCTGCGGGTGACGCGGATTAAAGCAATCGACGCATACCCGAAGGCCAGGAAAATACCCGTCGAACACCAAATCCCGGAGGTAAAAACGCAAGCCACAATACTGGCACAAACCCCATGCTTGAGACCCTGCAGCGTATTTACCTCCGGGCACACGTCACCGTTTCAGGTCGCGTCTTGGTGCTTGTAGGCCAGAAAATCCGCGTTGGCTTCTTCGACCTTTTCGATTGCGTCATTCAGCACTGGCGGGAAAACTGGCGTCAGCGCCTCGCTGATCGGCTGGCCGGCAAGGATCAATTCCTTGAGCTTCACCAAGTCCCATTTGCCATCGGGCGCGTCATAGGTGCCGGTCGCCGGCATGTGCCGGCCGGTCTGATAGTCGAAAATCGTGCCATCGTCGGTTTGCACCGCAAAGCGCGGTTGTGCATTGGTCAGACTCATCGGGAACCTCCGCGGGGTCGCATCATGATTGTCAATTGAACATCAGACCGGTCTCGGTCCTCCATCAAGGCAGCGCCTAGCATACCCTTTGGGTTCATCGGATCTTGCTGCGGACCCATGTAGATGGTGTTGAGCATCTGATAGACGGCTTTGTTGAACTTCAACGCGAGTTTGGCCGACATGCCGGAAATGAACGCTTCGAGGACGTGCGGCGGCATCTGCAAGGTGTTCGAGAGATTCCCGGCCTGCGCCATCTGGCGGAAGTAGTAATACTTCAGGATGTCGGTGCTGTTCTCCGGGGTGCGCCATAGGTAGACCACATTGCCGTTGTACTGCCGGTCGACGAACCAACGGTCGGGGCGGCCGGTTTGGGTCTTGCGGGGAATCTCCAAATACTCGGCCCTCGACATGCGGTTGACCGGCGTGTCGTTGCCCTGGCGCTGCAACACCATGTCGTAGACGTCGATAGATCCCACGGGCAACAGGAAATTGTTGAGGCCCGTGGTGGTGGTGTAGGTGGTGTACTGGATCATCCACTGACGCATTCCCAAGGTGTTCCACTCGGAGTTGAGCATGAACATCATGGATCGCAGGGCCGAGTCCAGGTGGCTTTGGCCGATCGCTTCCGGGGCGATGCCGGCCCGCTCGAAAGCCTCGTCCATCATGGTGGCGATGTCGGGCGCGAACAGGCTGTAGTTGGCCGAGATGGTCACGGCGGGATCTTGCCGTTCAGGATGTCTTGCGCCGTTTGCGCCCGTTCCAGGTCGCACAGGCGGGCGAGCTCGCAGTGATCCTTCTCGAAGAAGTCCAAAAACCGATTGAGGCGGATTGCCCACTTCGGCGGATTCGGCAGCATCATGTAAAGGCGCGTGAACGAGGAGATGGTAACCCCGTATTTGCGTTTCCACACGATGGCGAAAAACAAATCAAGCCCGCGCGCCACCACCACGATGTAGGCGTTCGAATACACCACCGCGGCTCCGGTTGGCGTACTGACGATGGTGGCTTTTTGCGGGTTCATCCGTTCAGCTTCTTGTCCAAGATGTTCGAGCCGCCATGAATGCCAAGCACGATGCCGGCGAGCCAGATGTAGTTGGTCGGATCGAACTTATTGATGAACAACGCCGCTGAACCGGTCGACAGCGCGATCAGCGCTAGGAAAAACTTGCGCGAGGTCCAGCGATCGCCCGCGGTGGGGCCGTCCGGGGACGTGTCGGTCGTGGTCGTCGTTGCGGTGATCGTGGTATCAGACATTGGGGTAGGTTCCTGCTTGGATAAAAATGGCGTCCATCTGCGCGGGCGTCTGCCCCACGGCGGCCCCGAGCGCTACCACGCGCGCATCGGCCCGGTCGAAACTGGAGGCGTTGTTCCAATAGATCGGCACGAGTGGGTCCGGCGATGCGTTCACGGCTGCGGTGACGGAGGTCAGCAATCCGGCCGCTTGCAACGCCATTTTGATCTGCGCCGCGGTGACGGTCGCGGGCACAACCACCACCACGGGCTGCGCAACCGTCGTGAACTTGGACCCGTCGTACGTGTCCCCGACGTTCGCCGTGTCGGAGGGAATGAGCGTACCGCCGTCAGGGCTGGCGTAGGGTGTCACGCCGTCCCATGAGATACCTGCCAGGGTCACGGTGCCGTTAGAAACCGATACATAGCGCGTCATTGCGTGTGTCCTCAGTAAGTGGTGATTACGACGACCAGGCCGCCGCCGCCCGCGCCGCCTGCGCCAGATGATCCGCCAGCAGAGGCCCCACCACCGCCGCCGCCTGACCCTAATCCGCCAGCGCCGCCCGCGCCGCCCGCGCCGGCGGTGTTTGACGCGCCGCCTGCCCCGCTGTTCCCGACTCCCCAATAGTTCCCGGCAATTACGCCGGACGCTCCCGCACCGCCCGGAGCCGTTCCGCCATTGGTTAAATTGTTGTTAAGCATTACGCGATTGCCAAAACCTCCGTTAAAAGCTGTCGCCGCGCCAAGACCGGCCCCGGACCCCGCCCCTGCTCCCGCTAGTCCCGCCGAATTTGCACCTCCATTTCCAGTTGCGCCGGCAGAACTCCCACCACCGCTTCCGCCAGAATTGTATCCTCCAATGAAACCCGCCCCCCCGCTGTTTCCCGCCTGCCCTCCCGTTCCACCTGCTGTTCCTGGAGTATTACCCGCCGCACTGCCTCCGCTTCCGGTAGCACCGGCAGACCCGCCTCCCGCAGAGTTTGTGGCCGCGAGTTGTCCGCCGCCTCCTCCGCCTCCGGGAAAAGCATTTATTAAAGTCCCAAACGAACTTTGTCCCCCTTGGTTTCCGTTGTTGCCGGCAGTGTTGTTCGTAGTCTGCGCTGCGCCTCCGGTACCCCCTGTTCCCACAGTAACCGTCTGAGGACTTGAAACCGTAGAGCCCGCAAAAGTCAGTTCAGCATAACCGCCGGCTCCCCCGCCGCCGCCTCCGGACACCGAAACGCCTAAAGTAACTTGCGCGCCGCTCCCGCCGCCGCCAGCCGCACCAATTGCAATCACGCGAACCGTCTTATACCCCGCGCTAGGCGCCGTCCAAGTGCCGCTCGACGTGAACACCTGCACGTCCTGCGAGCCTGCGATCGGGCGGGCGGTTGTTTGCGTCGAGGATTGAACGGTAGGCGCTGCGCTCGCTGCGCCGCCGAGAGCCACCGTACCCGTGCCGGTGAGAGTTGTGAACGTGCCGGCCGCCGGGGTTGTGCCTCCGATTGCGGGGGGTGTCGTCAGCGCGGTTGTAAGGTCCGCTGATGCAATCGTGCCCCACGCGGGGGCCGCGCTAACCGTGCCCGTGCCGGTTTGCGTCAGGAAATTTTTGGTTGCCGTGGTGTTGCCGGCAAGGGCGGCGAGCGTGTTCGCACCCGATCCGTAGCGCAAATCACCCAGCGTTGCGGTGGCGAGTCCATTGCCGCCGTTCGTCACCGGCAACGTGCCAGTGACTCCGGTCGATAACGGCAACCCCGTGGCATTGGTGAGCGTCAGGGTGGGGCTGTTTGCCAGCACTACCGAGCCGGTGCCCGTGGCGGCGGCCCAAGACGTCGCGCAAGACCCCGCAGTCGTCGTGACGACACCCGTCAGCGTCGGAAAACTCGTGCACGGCAGGGTGCCGAAGTTTGCGATCATGTAGCTCAGAACTTGAGCGAACGTCGCACGCTGAGTCGTCGTGCCGGTATCGTCGATCGTGTAGTCGGTGCCCGCCACCGATCCGGAAGTCGGCAGAGCGTTGATTTTGATCTGCGCCGAGGCCAGCGTCGGCAGCAACAGGAGGGCGGCAAGTATCTTTTTCATGTCATTGATCCGTCTGAAGTTGTACACCGGAATCGGTTTGCAGGTTTACGCCCGCATCGGTTTGGAGGTTCGACGTATTACTTGCGCCACCGTCGCCCGAAATGAACCCCACTTGCGGAGCCTCGAGTCCCAACGTGTCAAGCGCACCCAAACAGCCGAGAGCGCCGATCATGTGTTGGAAATCACGTTGGCGACCATGCCGGGCGTGACGCGGAAATACTCCGTTTGCCCCGCCACCATGCGCCCGCTGTTGGTCGTGGCCGCGGCACCCCCGACGTTCACGGACGCGATCACGTCTACGTGAATTCGAACGATCGTGGTGCTGGGGCCGAACGCCACAGATGCGGCAGTCGTGCCCCCGATGGCAACCGGCGTCTGCTCGACGAGCGGCGGCCCGGCGACTGCTTGGACGTCGGTTCCGTTGTTGGATGACCCGAGGCCGGCATATTCCGTAACGTACATTTTTGCCATCAGAGGATTCCTATTTCCGCTGCAATGTTGAGAACAACGCCGGTTGCACTGGCAACCCCCGTCAAGAAGTCCCCGGATTCAAACTTAGCTTCGCCCGAGTAGAGATCCACGTAACTGTTGGCCGGGATTGACACGCCACCAAAACCAAACTGAGTGCCTGCCGCCGCCGCGCCGGTTGCGCCTTTGTAGAGCGTCACGGTGATCGGCGCCGCGGTGTAGTTGAGAGCGCGAATCCATTTCACCAACAGGTAGGGCTGTGTCATGGTAAACCCGACCGGCCCGGCCAGCGACGTGATCCCGCAATTCAGCAGGTTGCCCGCCGCCGTGGGAACCGCGATCGGTTCGATATTCAGCCGTTTGTTCTGTGCCATGGTTGAAGTCTACCCCAAAATGTGGATCAAAACGAGAATCCGTAAGTGCCGCCGCCGCCGCTTCCGCCGCTTGAGCGCACCGGGGATACCGGGGAACTGCCGTTGCCGATCGGCATTTGACTATTGACCAAAATGCTTCGAGGCGGAAATTTGACGACAACGCCCGGCGCTGATGCGCCAATGGGCACTTGGCTGGTAAAAGCCACTGTCGGAATCTTGACTGGCGTGACGACTGCGGTCATTGCCAGAGCATCAACAAACCAGAGAGGGTTCCGCTAAACACGTTGTTCGTGCCAGCGGCGGTGTTCCCACACGGACGCCCGACCGACAAATAGGTATTTGCCGTGGAACCAACCAATGCGACTGAGATTGTCGATCCAAACGCGACTTCAGATTGCAGGCATTGCCCGATGTTGTTGCTGACGCCAAGATCGGGTTCGGCATAAAAAGTCGGCAGCACCGAGACATTTCCCGATGCGGACGTGGTGGGGCTACCTATCGGCCATGGAGCCCATCCCAAATTCCCTTGGCTCGTAAAGTTTGCCGCAGTCGGGTACACCAGCGCATTCGCAAAGTTGATGGTTTGCAACCACCCATACGTCGACGCATAGACCGTCGTGCTGTTGCCTCCGGTGATCTGCGATACCGACGTTCCGGTTGCGACGCCTGTGTTGCTGTTGCTGCGGGAAATGAAAAACCCGCCCTGCGTCTGATCGCTTATACCACCCGAGTTGTATTTCCACGCGACTCCCAAAAACCCCGCCGTCGTGTTGTAGCAATAGCGAGATGTGTAAGTCGTCGTCGTGCTGGCGGGCGCTTGATTCAACCCGATTTGCGAGGTTACTGTCGTGGCCCCGGTCAAGGTTCCCGACCCGTTCGACCCAGTTCCGGTTTGCACCGTCATAACGGGGTAATTGGTCCCTGCTCCGGTGCCGTACTGAATCTTGATGTACACCGGACTCGTCGTTTGAAGGGTGTCGTTGAACGCCCATATCTGGTAGCCGGCAAAAGCGTTGGCAGCCGCTCGAGTGACGGTCGTGAAATTGATCTGGCCGGTGTCGGAGGTCTGCGTAAGGCCGATGGAAGTCAACGATGCGGCGACTTCCGCACCCCACGCGCGAAAACCTGCGTCGCTGCTGTGATCTAAAACGGTTGCTGTGGTGAGCGTTGTCATGGGCGAACCTTATTGTATGTAGAGCGAAACGCTGATTGAAGTGAACGTCAATGTTGACGTCAGGTGGAAAAGCAAAATGTCGTTGGCGGCCAATGCCGTCGTCCACCCCGTCAACGTTGAATCCGAGTATTCCGTTGCCGACGAAAGAGTCGGCAACGCAGACGCACAAATGCTGGTAGCTGTCGGAAAAGTGGCGTAGCTCGTTTTGCGAATGTCGATCACTGCGCTACCAGGGCCGCCCGTCGTCAACACCACAACTTTTTGAATCGTGCCGGCTGCGGGAATGACGAGGGAAACATCGGCGGTGGGTGCCGTTACCGCAGCACCGCCCCCTGAAAATACCGCGCCGCGGACAACGGTTTTTGCGGCAGCGGCGATGCCCGCCGCACCCGGCGGTCCCCACATGCCATCTTCACCATCTTCGACCGTTGCCCACACCGGCACGCCTGCGGGACCGGGCGACCCTATGCCATTGATGCCATTGGCGCCCGCAACGCCCGGCGCCGACACCCCGCCACCGTCATCCCCGTCCTCGAAGATCCATGCGGGAATGGGTGCGATCAGGTTGATGGGCACGGAACCGACAATTGGACCCCCGCCGGACAACCCCGGCCCCAGCGCAATCGCCCCAGGCGAACTGCCGCCGATGTTGCCGCCAGCGGTTGGCGCCGTGGCCGCCGTGACAAGCGGCGCCACGAGTGCGGCGATTTGCGCAAGGGTCAGCGTTTGCCCGGCGTACCCTGAAATCGTGGTCCCTTCGTCGCCGGACTCGAGCACGGTGACGGTTTTGCGCAAACCGCCCACCACAGGAACTTGGATCTTTTTCACTTGAAATCTTCCCCAAGATCTTTTTTCTTGGCTGTCGGCTTTTTCTCGGGTTTCGACATGACTCCCGTCATGCCCGTTGGTGGGGTTTCGGGGGGCTGCGCAAGAAGATCCCCAAGGGAAAGCTGACGGGGTTCGAATGCCTGCCCCAAAGGCGCAGTGAGATCCAACGGCGCGGGTTGGCGCGGTTCGACCGGCGCAAAGCGTTCCGGGTAGCCGCCGCGCGCCGCGGCCACTGCGTTTTCCGTGTTGCCCGTCAGGATGCGCCGCGCCGCTTCCCGGCCGCCAAGAACCTGAGTGTAAAATGCCGGGCTCAGCAAACTTTCGATCTTGCCCCCAGCCGCTTCGCCCAAATCGGTTTTGTAACTCGGAGGGCTGTAAACCCGGCCGCCCAAGCCCGACACCGGCGGGTTGTCGTTGGCGAAATCGGCTGACGTTTTGAGGCCGCCCGTCAACAAATCAGGGTCCGCGCGCTGGATTCGCGCCAACGCTTGCAAATCGACGTCGGACCCTCGCAAAGCCCCTTGAACAGCGTGGTTCTTCGCAAGCGCAGTGCGCGCCTGTTGGAGTTGACCCAGCGTGCCCGGCGCGTTCTCTTGCAAATTGTCGGCTACGTGCTGTTCAAGCCCGCGCGCCATATCGAGTTGCGCTTTGCCAAGTTGCTGTTTGCTTACGTCCTCCGACCCGATGTTTACATAACCCTCTTGCCGCAACCCCCTCATTTCGTTCACCACTTGCTGGCCGGTGAACTGCCCCTGCGGGTCGAGCAACTGGCTGCGAAGCGATTGGATGGCGTTCTGCGCGTCGGGGGTGCCTTCGGTCATCCGCTGGCCCGCGCCGCCGGCGGCTCGGATGCGCGCCGCCGCGCCTTCGCTTAACGGGCCGGTCGGCAAAGACGCTGCCACCCGGTTGTAAACGGCATTCGGCGCCCCGCGCGCCCCTTCAAGGGTGTCGTAACTCAGATCGGCAAATGGCTGGACGCCGGCCTCCCCTTTGGCGATCGTGTTGCCGATTGCCTGGTTGTGGAGGGTCAAGGCTTGGCGCCCGGTGCCGCCCGCGACGCCCCGCGCGATCGGATGCGCGTCGGCGTTGCGGAACCCGGCCGCCGCCCATTCCGGCGCGTTAGCCGCAGCCTGCGCTGCGGCGTCCGCAGAGGCCCGTGCGCCGGTCGCTACGGCTCCGAGCACGGGAACGGTGCCCGCGATCTCGCCCGCCTCGCTCAACTGATTGTGGACGGTTCCGGGCGCCAACCCGATTGCTTGGCCGCCTTGCTCGAGTGCATCCCCCGCAGCACCCATGACTTGACCGACCGGGGCCAGTGCATTGTGGATTCCCGAGACATAAGCTTTTCCGCCTTCCGTCACCGGCTGGTATCCGAAATTCCTGTCCATGTCGGCGCGCGTCGCGTCGGCCGCGGCTTGCCCGTCTTTGCCTTGCGCCGCGGCAATCAGCCGATTGACGAGCGCCGCAGGAGGCGTGACGATGCTTCGCGCCGCGCCGTTTATGTTGGTCAACCCAATATCCCCAAGGGTGTCGAGTGCGCTGCCCGCGCGCTCCAAGATTCCGGGTTCGGGAGCGGCCGGTTTGGCCGCGGCTTTTGGCGGGGGTGCGTCGGCCATTGGCGCAGCCATCCACGCCGGCGTAAC